TGGACATATCCTGGGGCCTTGATTTTCCCGCCGGCCACGGCCAGATCGAGCACCCGGCGGTAGACTGGCTGACATAGCCGCCGAATCAGAAACGCCTGACACCAGCGATAAAATCGGCGTTCTTCCAGCGCCGCGGATCGAGCCGATGAATAGGAAGCCCGGCGATAATCCTTGCTCGCGGCCTCATAGCTGATATTGAGACCGGCGGAGATTGCGCGCAGTGATGATGCGATGAATGAATCGAAATTGCTGCCCGGACGGTTGTGACTCGCGACCGAGACCTTCTCCCCCGGCATCAGCCGCTGAATTCGCCCGGGTTCGATATATTCCAGTGGAGATTCGGAATCTGCCGCGGTCTGATCGCCCATGTACCGGACCGGCATATCGCTGAACGGGGTCTCGATGAACACCCCGAACGCAGCCGCCAACTTCGCTCCAATCATTTCATAATCTTCATACTCAGACAGATCGTATAGCCGCATGATGATCGGCGCCAACCAACTAATTCCTCTGAACTGACTGGCCCGCTGCTTGTGATAAATGTGCAGCATCTCATCGGCTGGAATCGGATGAGACTGATACGTGCCGACCCCATAATTGGATTCGAACACGTGATAAGCAGTTTTCACCATAAACCCGTTGTATTCGATACCGTTCACCATGTTGCCGGCCACATTGAGCGCGTCGATGCGGTCGGCCTCAATCGATTCCAGGCGCAGCGGGATCGCCCCGGGTAAATAGTCGCGCGCCACGTAATGATGAAAAATCTCGCCGTCAACGATCAGGTGGCGCGCGGTGAGTTCTTCAATTTCCGGAAATGTCAACTCACCGGTCAGATCGCACCCGGCATCGGACCAGTTCCTCCATGCATCTTCGATCTGATCATTCATGGCGGCATCAGGGCTTCCGTCGGGCCGGCGCACGTCCGCCTGGGGTACAATGCCGGATCCGACCACGTTGTAGACGATGGTCGCAATGGCACCAGCCAGATTGGGATTGTTCCGGGCGAGGTCTCTCGCCCGGGCCCGGATCTTCGGCGCCGCGATCCGGATATCATCCTCGGCCGTCCGATCCACTGGTGACCAAAGCTGATTCGGCCCACGACTCGACGCCGCGGCATAGCCACGTTTGGCCAGCAATTGATAGACCGCCCGGCCATACAGATATCGAGCGGCCCGGGTTGGAGACACCAGGCTGATCATGCCGGCGATGGCCCTGGACCAAACATCAAATCGGCGATGACTCATGCTCCCCCCCGGAACACCACATAGGAATGCGTCGGAGCCGACAGACGCGCGATCCGAAACTCCAGCTCCTTGATCCGCCCCTCGATCATGGCCAGATCCGGACGCCGTAACTGCATGTCACCGATGGTGACAGACTGGCCTGCCAAGATTTTGTCACGAGCAGCCCGATACAGAATCAGGTCGTTTTCCAATTCAGCCACGGTCATGTTGTCCAACCCTCCAAAAAGCAAAAGCCAGAATGACAATTTCGTCATCCAGGCTCAAACAAAGCACGGAAAATACCGGGGGACAAGTAGCAATTTACTATTCGTGGTAAATTACTACACGCTACCGTCGATCTGATGATCCCCCAAAGCATCCACGCTCTTGAAGCTGGCGCCGCAGCTCGGGCACCGATGATACCTGACCCGGGACCCAGACTCCCACGGCAGCGAACGATAAATGCGGCAGCGGTGATGCCCGCACATTGGGCACACGCCTCCATCGCGCGCCGAATACGTGACACCAGAGCGCAATCGATCCAGCAGCACCGCCACCACTCTCACGTCCACTCTCACGCACGCCCCCTCTTTCCCGAGGTGAATGGGTTCGCTCGTCTGCCGGTATATGGATTGCGTGGACCATCATTATGAGGAACCCGATTCCCCCGTTCTTCAGCCCGCATTTCGTTGGCCTGTTTCCAGTTGGACATCCCCAGCACGTCAGCGGCAGCGAGTGCCATATAGGTGCAATCCCAAAAATGATTATTCCCAGCAGGACATACCCAAATCCCATGTTCGTCCCGATATTCCGAGATCATCTGCCTTGCGAATTCTGTCTGCACATCCGCATGGAACCTGATTCCTCCTGGGTCTGTCACTGGGATCGACAGCTTATTGTGCAACATGTTTTTGTAATATGTCGTATTTAATCTATAAAGCTTCAGGCCGCCAACTATGGGTCTGTTGGTCCCAGGATATCGATCGATATCAGTGACCGCATAGGGTGATGACAGATTCTGCTCACCTTTGATCGGTCGCACCTGTCCCTTAGTCCTGCACCATTCATACACCTCTGAAGTCCTGTGCCCCATCGCATCGATGAACAGAAACTGCACATGATATGGAGCCCCGGAAATGTCATAATAAAGCCCGGTTGTGATCGGCCACAAAAACTCCAGGGAGTCAACAAAACCATCCCGAACCAACCAACCAGCTAGACCCCGTCCCCAGGCATAGATCGTGTAGTAGAAGCCGTTATCTTGAGTGTCAGCCCCACACGTAAGGCCGCAAATCTCATCCGATGGAACCGATCCAATGGGCCGATCATCACGCAAATCGAGGATCGCCGACTCCTGCCGATCCTGTGCAAAATAACGATATGGTTCAGCAAGCGAACTGTTGATGAACCCCTGGATCTTCCTCTGGTCCTTAGACTTTACCGCGGCAATCCAATCAGCGACCAGTTTGGGAATGTCCCCTGATCGTCCGAGCAGAGAATATAATCGGTTCAGGTGAAACCCGATTTTGCGCGCCTTGCCGGAATATTCTTGGCGAGCAATCATCTGCCCGTTTCCGACAGCATGATTTTTTTCGATCGTGTTCCACAAATGACCGCATTCTCCGCACTCATAACCAGCCTGGTCAACTTGCTTTTTCGTGGCATCCCTACCGCTCTCCCACCGGACGCCACCAAGCCTGTGCAAACTGCCATCTATCGACCGGTATTTGCCGTCCTCAAATCCGGTCGCATGCTTTTCGGACCAGCGCAGCGGTTGGAACTGCCCACATTTCGGACATGGAACATGCCAATCATAGATCAGATCACAATTCTGTAAATTTCTCCAGATATTACCGTCCTCGAACGTTGGCGTGGATAACATTACGATTTTGCGGTTATAATACGTTTCCGTTCTTTCTATCGCCAGGGAGATCGGGTCTGCCTCCCGAGTGCTGACATAATATCCAGGCTTATCCACCTCATCCAAACACACGATTTTCATCGGCCGAGACGCCAATCTGGCCACGCTCGATGCCCAACCCAGCGCGATATAGGTCCCATTCCGGAGAGTAATCTCACCCTTCGCCGCCTGCGCTGCATCGAATATGCCGGCCAACTCTGGTGATGTCTCGAACATCCTCTGGATGCGCTCGCGACTCATATACGTTGCCGTATCCTGGTCGGCCATCACCAACATGATCGAACAGGGTTCCTGGTGAGCGTAATATCCAATTATCGATAACGCACATTCGGTCCCGGCAATCTGTGCCGATTTGCAGATCACGATCTGTTCAGCCGAAGATTTGCACGCATCCATGATGGGGACTAGATATGGAGTCCTGGATAAACGCAACGGACCGGGTTCCTCCGACGGAGGACTGGTCAACACACGGTGTCGCTCGGCCCATTCGGATATGGTCAAACGCATCGGCGGTGCGGCCGCGTCCATCTCAGCTCTAGACGGGATCAATAGATCCACGCTATTCATGGATGTCATGAATGAATTTCCCGGTCTTGGAATAATTATCTAGCATCATCCAATTATCATCGTTCAATATCCTCGCAATTGTGTCATGGTCCTGATGCTCCAGAATTGGCGACAGACGATCCCCCTGCCCCATCATGGCCGCCTTCATTACCAGCAATCGATTGACCTCGGCATCAATGAACTCAGATATCGGCGCCAGTTCACCAGCCTCCACCTTGGCTTTCATCTCCTCACGCAACGCCTTCGCGGTCCAATACCGATTCTTTGCCGCCGCCAAGGTTTCAGCTTCATCTGGAGTAGAACCCTGGTAAATGTTCTCGGACCACCACAGGATTAAGCGTTTCAAGTCCCATTTGTTCCGGCTCAGGTATGCAGCATCGGCCCCGAGCCGCTTCCAGTGAGTCAGCGTGGATTTATCTACCCCAAATATCATACAGGCCTGTGTAGTCGTTATCGTCATTCTGGCCAGTCAATCCCATCGATGGTTGCTTACGAAAATGAAAGTCGCGCGGAAAAATATCGGGCTTCCTGGTTCCGTACTACCCCGATCCCCCAGAAGGACCCGCGCTTTCTTCGCCGCTGCTGGTTGGCTCCTCGCCGCGATACATGGCGCATGCGCCGGTCCAGATGATCAGCGCGAACTCTCGGGTATCTGGCACCCAGGACACGATGATGGCCAGCGCCAGGCCCATGGCGAGCAACAGCGTGAACATTCGGAATTTGAGCAGCAACAACAGGTTGTCCATCACAGCATCTCCAAAACTTCACGCTGATCCGCAACGTGACGGAGCAGCATTGTACGATCACAAGGATCGAGCAGGATCGGCTGCGAGAGTTGTTCGGCAAATGCGGTGATCAGCAGCATGATCTCGGGACCATAATTGGCTTGCAGCCGTTCAACGCGCAGCGTGACCATGGATACCAGATCAAGATAGTGGTGGTGCCCGACTCCAGCAGATCCTGCACATCATTGAGAAACCCGACCACATCTGACTTGGCCACGGAATTTGAGCGGATCAATCTCATGTCGGCCAATTGGAAAATGGTTCCTGCCGCTTTCGGGGTGGTGTGCAAGTCGGAGGCTGACTGGTAGATCAGTGAATGCTCACATTCTGACGGGATGGGTGCCGGCGCGCTGGAACAACCGCTCAACCATGCCACGATCAGCCACATCACCACCAGAGCCAACAGGGTGATGGATATCTTTTACTGCGGAAAGCATCAAAGTGCATCCTCGAATGGAACATCTTTGGCCATCATGTAGGCCAGCCGCCGCGCGCGCCCATGGTACTTCCTGCCCATCTCACTGTCCATTATCTCACGCGCCGCAGCCTCGTGATTACGAGCCGCCATCGCCGCTATGAACCGCTTGAATTTCAGGAAGCCGGCCGGCCCGACCTGAAACACCATCTCCACCACTACGTCATGCCGCCGCTGCTCCAGCGCACGAAACCACCCGAACCGTTCCCAACACCAGTCGTGCGCCCGCACAACATCATTCTCCAACAAGTAGCTCGCTTCCTCCTCCGTTATCCCCGCGTCCTCCAGGTTCCGACCATAACCAATCGTCAGCCGCCCCTCCGGACACCTATATGGCTTGAGCCGCAGACCCTC